CCTCCTCAAGCGTCGAAAGAGTAACCAACGGTGACGAAGTCAGCGTTCAGAAGTTCGAAACCTGCGTACAGGCTCCAAATCATCATGATGAAACGGCTGAAGTCGTCGTTGTTGTTGAGCAGCACCTGGGCGTTGTTGCCACCGATGCCAACGCCAACGGCCTGAGGACCAAAGAAGATACCGACAGCTGCGTTGTAATCAGCAGCGGTAGATGCGATGGTCGCGTTCTGAGTTTGAGTAGGCATGTTGGTGCTTTCGAAGAAGCGCACGCCTTCAAACACGAAGCCGGTGGGCATGATCGGTTCGCCGGCCACGAAGGTGGCTTGACCGAAGCCCTGACCCATGTACAGAGCAGCGTTGGGCTGCATCCCGGACATGAGGGGGTTGATCTGACCATTGCCAGGGTAACGAGCAACTTCACGGAAGTCGCTGTTCTGACGCAGGTGCATCAGGAAGGTGGGATCGCAAACGCAGCGATAGAAACCGTCCTGGAAGGTAGGAGTGTTCCGCTTGCGCAGGCTCTTCACCACGCGCAGCAGGTCATCCTTAACGTCGAACTTAGCTTGCTCGGCGTTGGTGTAGGTCAGAGCGCCGGTGGCGAGATCACCAGGGAAGTAGTAACCGCCTTGGGTATCAGAAGCTTGACCTTTGGAAACAGCCTTCAGGAGTTCATTGATGAACACCCGATCACGCCAACGACGATAGTCGTCGAGCAGAGTCAGGCTGCCGATCGATTGATGGAAGGTGGTGAGGTTACCGGTATCCAGCAGCAGGCGCTGGGCGGTAATCAGGGTCTCACGCGCAATCTTGAAGGTGCTGGGCTGAGTGGGATCACTCGGGTCAGCGGGACCGGTGTACTCGCGAAGAGTCACCAGCACCTTATCCTTCACGATATTGCGGCTGTTGGCAGTACCGATGGTCTGCTCAGCAGTGCGCTCGCGAGATTCTTTAGAGCCAGGATTACCGAAGAACCGGTAGCGATCTAACTGAACCGTCTGACCGGGTTGCTTCGAGAAGTCGTGCACAACCACGGGTTCCGCAGCCATCTCAACGATGTATGCGGGGTGGGGACGGTAAAGTTCCGCACCTAGGATCTTCGGAAAGTCGTTGTCGATAAACAACGCTTATCTCCGAAAAAACTACAGTAGTAATCCTAGAACCTTAAACACTTTATGTATAAAGACACTGTCGCACTTTTAGAGGTCTAGATCTTGGTCCCTGGGCTAAATGTGCGCACCATGTTACGTACACCTTCTCCAAGCACACCGTAAACAGAGCCGTAGTTAGGCACGTAACGGAGTGATTTACCTCGATAACTGTTTCTTGTAGGCGCTCCCATTTGGCCGGGCACTCCTGAGTACCGAGTTTCAGTAAACGACTGACAATAAATCGGATAGTGGTATACCCACGCTGCTCTAGATCCTGTGGTGTCGTTTGTTGGATTAGTGAGAGTCGGGGACTTTACAGTCGGATGTGTTACTGCACCACCAGTAATACCTCCACCATCAACGGTATTGTCGTTGGAGCTAGGAGTTTTAAAGGGACTATAAAGTTGATTATCGGGTATCTGTTCGCCATACCAGGTGTGAGTACCAAAATTTCTCAGACCTGGCCGAGGCCCAAAAGCAGTTTGTACAGTTGCGTTAGCAGTAGATATGAGGCTCTGAGCTCTAAAACCCTCGTAAATATCTAATAAAGACGGATAAATATTGTCACCGATCAGGTAAGGGGAAAAGCCTAAATACGTATCGTTAAAATCATTCCAGTAGCCAGAAACGGCGGGAGGTACCGCTCGCCACTCACTTGTAAAGTACCCACTTAAATTCGGAGGACCGACAGGCACTCTGCCAAAATCAGTACCTTCATCGATAACTCCATACCAAGTTTGGCTTATACCTGATGGAGTTACATACCCACTCGAAACAGTCGAGTAAGTATCCGTAAGGTCCAGATTGTCGCCTGTGCGCTGAGGCCCCGACTGAATCGGATGATAGAGGTTTTTATCATATTTCCAATTAGTCTGAGGTGTATACACCATAGTGCTACTCCAGATAATTTAATTGTACTTGGTCTAAGATATTTAAGAGCTTTGTAAGGGCAGATGCAGCCTCATTTTCAAGAAGCCCTTACAGTATTTTTCGAAGACCCAGAAGCTTCTATTGCTTGCTTTTCAGGATCAATAACTGAGAGTCTCACCCACCCACGGAAGCTAAGGAAAGTAGTTCCGTATCTTGTAAAAGCCTCTGCGGTTGGGTTTTTGTTGGCTACTTTCGTGAGTCCGGCCTTCGAAGAAAGGTTCAAACTCACTCGAAGCGAGGCCGTAGCGACCTCGTTCATCATCGGTTACGCCGGCATTCGGATATTAGCCATAGCCGAGCGCGTGGCTGAGAAAGAAATTGAAAGAAGATTCGGCAATAAAGACACCGATATCAGCTAATAACTACAGACTCATCGAAAGTATCTTCTTGTTGAGTTTGAGTATCTTGCTGAGTTTCGGCAGGAGCCTGTTCTTCTTTAGGTGCCTCAGTTTGGCTCTTACGCCTTGCGTCTCCCAGTGTGCGCATGATTAAAGATCAAGTAATTCAAGATTAGCAAAAAAAAGCCCCCTAAACAGGAGGCTTCGAACCTTGGCTCTTTTAACGCTATCAAGCAGGATCCATAAAGAGGAGCTTGCTGCGCATAGCCTCAGGACCCATCTGCTGCAGAACACGCCAGGCGTTCTCAGGGCTACGGTTCATAACATCACTGAACTGCTCCCACTGCTGCTGAGGCTGAGCACCGGTGTTGGAACCGCCAGCGTTAGCAGGAGGTGCGGGCATATCGTAGTTAGGCTGATATGCCTGGGCTTGTTGCTGATAGCCTTGGGTGTCTCCGTCAATATCCACGGGGACAACCTCAGTGAAGTAGCGGTCAGTATAGTTGGCCAAGTGATCAGGATCAGTCAGGATGGTTTGCATGGCGTCATGACGAGCCGCCAGAACATCCATTTTTTGAGCTTGATCTACCAGCAGATCCTCGAGCGAGCAAGCGTACTGGTTGAGGATTCCAGGAGCATCAATCCCGAAGTGATTAACGACCTCGCGAGTTGCGGGGCTTACGATCTCTGCCGGGGGCGTAGAAGTCTGCGAGGAAGTTTGGATCTGTGAGGCGCTGGTAGGCAAGGTCTGCGCTACCTGCTGTTCCTGGTAAGCCCAGGGTTGGGCCTGTAAAGTCTGACTGCTCAGTTGAGTAGCCGGTTGCGGAGTTGCCTGGTAAGGCGACTGTTGAACCGGGCTGAGGGATTGAGAGTTGACCTGCGACAGCACCCGCTCCAGGGTACCCATCGCTGCCTCCCAGGGATTGCTGGGGGAGGATTGAGACGTTAACTGGTTGTACTGGCTGTTGGTAGAAAGGTCCGTAGCCTGTGTTGCCTGCGACGGCGGTTGGGCTGTAGGAACCGAAGCTACCGCCGGGGTAGAGGTTTGCGCCACCCATTGTGGGTAGGCGGTTGAGCCCTGGTCCGAGGATACCGCCGGGGCTACCGCCGGGGAGACCGGGCTCGGGGTCGAAGCTTGGATCTGCTGGCTCATAGCTACCCGAGTAAGTTAGTTCTTCCGCGAGGTGGTCGAATGTCCTGTAAAGGAGCGGAGTTATGTTCAGTCTAGGATCAGCCGCAAGTGGCTGATTAGGCGCAAGAGGATGCGGCGACTGCAACATCTGGCTTAATAATACCAGAAATTGTTGCATTGCTGATTGAGTTTGTTGCACCATGCGGAAGGGGAAACCCTTCAGCATCTCAGCTCGCTCAGAGTCAGTTTTCTCAGGAAAAAGGAATTTAAGAGCTTCGATGCTGTCCACACCAAGCTCTTGCAGGTTACGGACGACGATAGATTTCTGGTTGATATCGTAAGCTGTATCCTCGTAAACATCCCCCTGATACCTGTAAGTAACAGTTCGATCGCCGTCTTCGGGCAAGCCGATTACTCCGGCAGGAACTTTATTCTCCTGCAGCGCGACAATAATCGCCTGATTCACCTTGGCGTCGAACTTAGCCAAAGCAGCTTGATATTTCTGTAAGTTTTCTTCAGTTTCTTCCTTAGGCGGTTTGGGCTCCTTCAGACCAGAAGCAGCTATAAACGACTCACGGAAGATGACCTCCTGGTGGTAGATCATCATCTCCAAGAGACGATTAAAACCATAAGTAAGAAAACTTTTGTTCTTACGCAGAGCCGTGGCCTGAGCCCGACCCATCAAACCTTTGATCTCCGTTGCGGTTGCGCCTGCAGAGATAGAAATTTCGTCAACTCCGCCAAGAGCTGTACGAATTTCTTCGCGAAGGAGCAGCGTATAACGATTCATGTCCCCGTTAACCGGGTCAGGGGTCATATAACCCACACGGTCGGACGGTTCAACGTTGGCAATAATTCGCGGAACACGCAAACCACTACCCATTCCGGCCCCAAACGGCTCACTAACTCGCGTCGAGGGGCTATCGGCGCCAGAAAAACCGCTCTGACTACTGATTGTGGGCCGGAAAGTGCTGCCAGAATCGTTAGCTTCGACCAGGTCGCTGCGTGGACGCGAGCTGATAAGGGTCGGGTTGCCAAAAAACTCAATGTTTCTGGCAATATTTCGAGTTAATTCGTCGTGGAGCGTGATTTGCTCCATAAACGGATCAAACTCACCCTCACCCTCAGTGCCACTGGCATTGGGTTTGTTTAAAACCTCGACTGCAGGGATAAAACCAAGAGTATTAGGGCGTCTCTTGGCTGGGGTTAGTACCGCTCCAGGCTCAAGATCAAAACTAAGTTCAGTATCAGTCTCAACCTCACTAATTTCGTCCGCAGTGATAGTCAGACGAACATAACGCTTGTTCTGACCATAGGAGTTACTAGGTAATCCCAGGTTCGCATTCTTTACTTTATAGCTATAGACAATAATTACTTCTTCTACGTTACCGTTGACGTCATGATAGACACGGTACTGGTTCTTATTAAAGAAATAAATCTGATATTTGAGTTTTGGGTCTGGGCGGAAGTAAAACAGCCCACAGCCGTCGATTAAAAAATTACGGATAATCGCAGGAAAGCGGATATCCAGTTTATTGAGCGAAATAATGTCTTCTAAGAATCTAGTCCGACCCTTAAACGTATCTTGATCACAATAAAAAGCTAGACCCTTCTTGATCATAAGAAGGGTCATCTGCTGAAGATGACTCAAAACAACCATGGTCGACGCCTGGTTGCTTCGATCCTGAGTGCGTGACGCCTCTAAGATCTCGTTGAACCTTTTCCTAGTTTCAGTCGAGGTGGCCATCTATACGCACGAATAAGGGGATCCTAAAAAAGGATCATTTGCGGAAAATGCTTTCCTTGGCTTTCCGAGCCTTGGCAGCGGCACGCTTGCGAGTCTCCGTGGAACCGCTAATCTCTTCACCACTGGGAGCCTTCTTGGCTTCTCGATCAGCCGCAAACTTCTTTAGAAGCTCGGCAGGCATTTTGTCAGCCATCTGGCAAAAGATACGCTTTGACTCTTTCCAGTTTAACCGCTTCCTCAGGTAAATCCTCGATGGGATAAGAGGTAATCAAATGATCCTCGCGACCCAACATATCCGTATTGCCCTCCTTGGGCTCAAAAGCATCACAGAGCTCTTGAACGTCAGGACGATCCCAAATGTAGTACTCAGCGATTGAGCGAAGTTTAGTCCTCCGCTTATCCGAGTCACCCATCCAACTTAAATGCCACCCGGCATCACGGTTGCCGAAATAATAGTTATCTTGGCTAGCCCGCATAGAAGAGAGGGTTCCAAGGCTTTTCAACTGACCGACCGTGCTGACTACTCCGCAACGCCAATCAAAAAGCTCTCCCTCTGGCGAAACAAGTTGACGATCTGCCCGCCCATAGTGCATAGACATGCTCAGGCGTACGATCTTATCCTGATGCTCTTCTACAGCCTTCAGAAGTTCAGGGAAGTGTTTAGGGTTTGCAATCTCATCACAATCGGAACATATAAAAACCGTGTCTTCAGGCATCATATGAAGACCGACCCCGAGTGCGTCCCGCTGACCTCGCTCTCGGATCCACGGGTCGGGGGCTTCCTCTGGCGGCGGTAACTCAACGTGAAGTACCTGAATCTTCTCTTCGTTAAGACCCAGTTCTCTGATGGTATCTAGACACGTAAAGGGTTTTTCTTCGCCCCTATGAGTCCTGTTTGCATCGGTAATCAGGAAACCATCTACATGGTTTTCCAGAGTCTTAATGCGTAACTCCAGAATTTCCCGCTCATTAAAATACGGGAAGGTGTCGATCAGCACCAGCTGTCAGCCAACTGGCAACATAATAGCTCAATCTCGTTCTTGTAGATATCGAGAGACTTTTCTGCGAGCACGCATTAAAGAGTTTCCATTGGACTGATCGAGAATCGAGCCGTCGTCAGTATCCATACCGTTAAACTGCTCAGACGGCGGGGCCGGAGCCTGAGGCGTGGGAGAAAATCGGTAATCAGTCTCCTCGTCCGCCACACCTGCTGCAAAGGCATCAGATGACGGCTGGTTAGCGCGACGCTGCTCATCAGCGGCTCGCATATTCATTTGGTATGCCTTAGCAAAACCAAAAGCAGCTTGCGAATAAGGATCCATTAGAAGAGAACAAAAACGCCGTTAACAGAGCCGCTAATTAAAGCAGTACACGCGATTGGGACCAAGGTATTGCCCGTCAGATTCAATGCAGTCGAATGCTGACCGGGGGCGTCGGACAACTCGACAGTTAAGTAGTCGTTACTGGGAGTGGATTTTTGCTCGATATAGATGGCGCGACACGTCGGAAAGTTCTTTCGTCCGCTTGCAGGATCCCAACCGAATCCACTTGCGTAAGGCAGAGAGGAGGTCTGCCCGTACACCGAACCAAAGGCGCGGATATCCATATGAAACGACTGTTTGGTTTATCCTAACGCGCTTACTAATTCTTTTCTAGATAAGAGATCAAACGATCGAGATACCATCTAGCCTTTTTTAAATCCTCGAGGCCATTCTTATGTCTCTCACGCGAAACGTATTTAAGGATATTCATCTTAAAACCGCCCCGAATCTCGTCTTCGGTCAGAGCAGACTCCATATAATCAATAGTTTCTATAGCACCCTGCGTATAGTGTGCCGGGTGATTTACAGCATCGTGCGTATCGTTCTCCACAGCTGATCTTGGTTTAACTACAGGGAAGCATAACCAAACATCTCGGAAATATCGATAACATCTCCCGCCTTCTTTTGCAGCTCCTTGCTGTACTTCGTATCGCAGTGCTCGACGAGGCCGCATGGTGCGATCTGTATCTTTCCTTCTGATGCGATAACTGGGACGACACGGCGGTGCTCTTGCCCAGGAAGCAGGTTTTCAAACGCAAGGCCCATAGAACTTCTGTCAGCCAGCGGCCAGCAACGAAACTGCGTTAGTTCAAAACTTCTTAAGGGGTCAGCACTCTGAGAATTTACGTACCTCTCAGCCATCTCCTGGTCCAAGATCATCATGCCCATGTAGGGATTGCCAAGAGACACGAAGCCAACAAACCAGTCGTCTAAGGGAGTGAGATAAGACTGAACCTTATAAGGTCGATCACCCCATACCTCTTTTGTCTCGCTGTTCAGTTGCCAGATCCTGTGGTTGTCGAAAGGAACTAGCTTTGATCCGCACTCTTCGTATCTACAGAAGCCAGGTTCAAGATTTAATTTCTTAAGCCTGTCTTTGTATAAGAACCAATAAATAAAGTTCTCACTACTAAAGTACATATCGTTCTCTGTATAGACATAGAAGTCATAATATTTATTCCTTACCGCTTCCCTGAGAAGTCCCTTATGTGCCCAGGTAAGAGAGAAGCCCTCCCACGAGGGGGAAGCTACGACAATCTCTAAAGAATTAAAGGTAACGTTTGTCTTAAGCAGCTCATCGAGTGTTTCGACATCAGACTCATGATCAGCATCAACGTATATAAATACATCTTTAACGCCTGGTATTTCTTCGTACCCTCGAAGCGTTTTTAGAAGGACATCGAAACGAGCGAGAGGGTCGTGTGCCGTTACGAATACTAAGAACCTAAGATCGAGCATCAGTACTCCATTTCGAAATTACCGCGACGCTGAAGAAAGCACACGAGGTGAGTGTAAGCGTCTAATAGGTCGTCATGAGAAGTCGCACCGATATTAATCAACTGATCGAAGAGAGCATCGAATTTGCGATATCTGTTAAAAGTCACTTTTTTATTCTCCAGAAGGCCCAGTGTTCCACGGAAACGAGCGATCTTGTCTCCTCGGAATCCTTTGACTTCATGAATATGGAGATTACCTAAGCCCCATTCGTTAAGCATCACTCGGCGTAAATCAGCAGCCAAGGAAGCCTGGTACGCAACAGACTCAACGACAAGGGAACAAGTTGAATACGTGGGAAAGTACTTACCCTCGGTATCTTCCTGCAAAATTCCCCACTCCACGAGCATTTTGCACAGAAGGTCGATCTTTTCGAGGTTGCCAATAGAGCGCACCTGATGTGCGTCAATAATGTAGTACTTATCCTTTAATCTTCCGCCTAGTACAAACGCCGTGTAGTCAGAGGTCTCGTTTTTGCTGGCTGACAGGTCAATCCCAACTGCCAGACTGTCAAATTCTGTAACGACGTCCCCTTTAATAAGCAAGTCAGGCGACAAGACCAGGTCCGACGTCATGACTGGTTGCTGCTGGTACTGGAAAGCAAAAGCAACAGGGTCTAGTTCTTTTTGCCCCAACAAGTAGTCGACGCTCCACTGCTCAGGCCAATAACTAACAGGATCACCGCCGTCATCGTACGTAAGGGCTTCCTGCTGAACTTGCTTCCAACCTTTATCCGGGACGAACATCGTCTTGTGGATATCGAGAGGATGGAACCGAGTTCCTAAGCAGATAGCGCGACCGCCCTCGAAGATAATCGGAGCGATAACTGAGCTCCAGTTATTGTTCATCTCCTCCCTAATGGTAGGATTCTTAATATCTGTGCTGGACTTGATAGGGTCATCTACGATAACAAGGTGCGCACGCTTAGACGTGATTGAGCCACGCAAACCAGCGGCGCGCAATGTGAATTCTTCATCACCCACACGGCTGATGCCTGCATAGTCGAAATCAATACTCCAGCCGATATCCGACTGCATACCTGAACGGAGCAGGACTTTCGGAAAAATCTTTTTATACGTAGAGGAGTCGATAATCTGTTTGATGATTCGACTCTTAGGTATCGCAGTCGCGATGTTGTAAGAACAGTAAATAATTTGCAGAGGTAAACCAGCAGTCGTGTGCCTTCCAATAATCCAAGCGGTGAACATGTTAAGCACCGTGGATTTTGCAGAACCTCGTGGAGCCAGAATATCAAGATTGGGTCCTGCAATATCTAAAAGATACCTATTACTCTCGCCTGTTATCAAATGCTTATGCCACTCCAGCATATGCGCCGCAGGAGCTTTATCCATAATTGTACAAAAAGTATGAAAGTCATCTGACGCACGTAAAAAGATATTATCAATAGAACTGCTCTCAGACTCTACAGCTTTAGCAGCACGTAGTTTTAGAGCACGACGGTATGCAAAAGTCTCTCTACTCGGCATGTTCTTTAAAAAAGTGTCTGTATACTGTTAGCAAGATTCTACTGCCAAATGGCAAAAATCCTCTGGTACGGCGACATTCTTTCTAATACAGGATTCGCTAGAGTTACACATAGTATTCTAGAGCATCTAGCGAATACACATGAGGTTGTAGCATTCGGTATCAACTACACAGGAGACCCACACGATCTTCCCTTCAAGGTGTACCCAGCAGGGACGCACAATCCATCAGATCGTTTCGGTATCGGGAGACTCCCTGGTGTTATTGAGGCAGAGAAACCCGACTTCATTATCTGTTTAAACGACATCTGGATCGTAAACCAGGTATGGGAACGCATCCACCTATTAAAGGACTCTCTTAAATTTAAATTCATCGCTTACTTCCCAGTCGATTCGTCGTACTACGCGAGCTCCATGCTTGCGTACATCAAAGACTGGGACTTTGCGATCACCTTCTCGGTTGAGCAAGCTCACCGGATTATGGCGCAGGGAGTACAACCTAAGTTGCTAGGTGTAGTTCCCCACGGGCTTGATCAGGGTAAGTTCTACCCGAAGGACCAGAAGGAAGCCCGAAAGGCGCTCCGACTGCCTGAAGATAAATTTATTGTTCTGAACGCTAACCGCAACCAGCCCCGCAAGCAGATCGATTTGACGATCAAAGCTTTTGTGGAGTTTGCTGTCGACAAGCCTGACACTCTGTTGTATTTGCACATGAGTGAAAAGGATCTCGGCTGGGATGTTCGAGCGATCTTCGATACAGAAATGAGGCGCAAGAACATACCGTCAGATAACCGAATGATCATGACAACAACCAATATTGATTACACGAACGCGCCGCCGGATGAACTACTAAATACGATTTATAACGCCTGTGATGTAGGTATCAACACAGCAAACGGCGAGGGCTGGGGCCTGGTTCCCTTCGAACACGCTTCTTGCAAAAAGCCGCTCGTGCTGCCAAACCACACTTCATTTATAGATATCTGGAAAGGGAGTGCGTTACTTGCGGACGTCGCCGCGTGGGTTTACGACAAAGACTTGAGCGTCGAACGAGGAATTGTTGACGTCAAAGACGCAGCAACAAAACTGACAAAGCTTTATAAAGATAAAGAGTTCTACAACCAAGTGGCTGAGGACTGTTACAAAGTCACTCAAAACCCTTCGTATCGTTGGGACCGGATTGCCGAAGCATTTAACGCAGCCATGGAGGAGTTGAACAAGTGACGCAGTTTCATCGCTACCGCACTTACTACAACCACGTAGCTCAAAGGGCGTTTGCTCCGACCCGCTCTGGGTTCCCTTCTGTCTATAACCAGGCTTATGACATTGGGGGAACTTTTACAAAAATCACTTCAGGACTACCGAAGAACAGTTTCGCGAACTTTAGTCCCTGCATCATCCAGCATCGCGGCGCAAACTTAATCGCGTGGCGATCACAGCCTGAGCACTTTGTGTTTAGGCACGATATGAAGTACTTCTACTACAACAACACACCTACAGACATCTGGGTAGGTCAGCTGCTTACCGACGATACTATTGTAGCTCCTAGAAAACTAATAAATAAAAGACATCGCCTGAGCTACGAAGACCCTCGTATCTTCGTATCCCCAGACGACAATCTGCTTTGTCAGTTTGTGACGAGTACGTACGCATCTAAGTGGGACTCAACAAACCACAAGATGATAAAAACACCCAAAATTTGTACGGGTGTTATCAACGAGTACGGAGAACTTATCGATCGGTTCTTCCCTCCAATCGGAGACAACTTAACCGAAGGTAAGTCAGAGAAGAACTGGTGTTTCTTCGCGGACGGAAAGGACTTACGTCTTCTTTATTCCACCCGGCCGATTGTTATCAAAACCCCTAACCAAGAAGACAAAGTAATTGATTCTTCTTGTCTGAAAGAAGTTACGTCTGATCACCCAACTTATAACTCCACGGCGCCTGTCTTAATAGACGACGAGTGGCTTGTATTCTTCCACTGGAAGTTTATGTGTAAGGAACTCGATCGTCGTCCTTACCTGTTGTACGCGCTAGGGGCTTATACCCTTGATCGAGATCTGACAAAGATCACCAGAATGCTCAAAGAACCTTTATTCGTAGGTTCGACAAACGACGACCTAGTTACGTGGTCGGACTCTGTCGGCAACGATATCTCTTGTCAGCCTGCGTGCATTCTTCCTTTCGGATGCTTTATAGAGGATGAAGATGAATTAGTTATGTCACTAGGTGTTAATGACTACTTCATGGGCATCTTCAGAACACCTGTGCTGAATGTGCTATCGTTGATGGAGCCCGTTGAATAAGAGACCCTCTAACGTCTCTAATATTCCACGAAGCCAGGACGGGCTAGAAGGTAGGCCAAGGTCTACCTTCGCCACATAATCAGCTTTTCTCTTCTTTCTCGATCGTCGACCAGATGACGAGGGAAGCGTCTTCGAGCAGGGAATAAACTGTAGGTGCGTCTTCAAAACTGTTCATCAGTTCGCGAAGACACCTATCCGCGCCAGCTAATAACAAGCCACGACGATCCATGCCGTCCGTAAGTTGTCTGACGGCTTGGATGTGTGAGCGGATCTCTTTCTGTAAGACAGCAATCTTTGTTGCTGCTGTGGCGTGATCCAACATCCCCGTAAGGGTCATTTGCCTTACGTTGTGTAGATCAGTTTTTAGCGAATCAATCTCAATCAAGAGGACCTTGCGGAGGTCTTCTTTTGGGTACTTCTCCTGAACCCAAGCAGTGAGGTCTGAGATTGAACCCGCATAGCCAGGCTTCAAGAACCTAGCAAAGAGATAGGCTTCGATATCGCTAGCTGCGTTCTTGGCGTAGTGCTTGAACGCGTCCTGCTGTGACTTGTCTAATGAACCAAGCCAAGCACCAACAGTCGTAGAGTCACCAATAGAGGATTTAATCACGCAAACATTCGCGTACCGGCAATAGCTTGGTTAGCTCCGAATTTCTTGAGAGCAAGCTGGGCCTTAGTCGACGCTTTAGTGCGAGCGAGGTCCCCAAGCGTCCGTACTTTATCTAACTGAGCGGCACTTTCAAACTGCTGCGCTCCTAATGCAAGAAGCCCTTCGTTCTTGGCACGAGTCTGGTAGACCTGATTTAAGGTCTCAGCTTGATTTTTGGCGACGTCACCACGGAGCTGTTCTTGGTAGGAACGAACTCCCATGTTCGTCAAACCGAGCTGGTTAGCAAGCTGGTTCTCACCAGCGAGCGCAGCGGATCCAGCTTGAGCGAGTAACTGAGGCGCCTGTAATTCAGTAGAGAGTCGAGCCTGACCCAGGTTGTAGAGAGTGTCTAAACCTTTGCCAGAAGCGTAGCCAGCGACAGACGACTGAAGCGTGGCGTCTTTTTGAGCTCGCTGGAGGGCTTCGGTCAGCATACTTAGCTGAGCTGATGCCTTTGTCGTCGCCTCTTGTCCAATGGCTCCGGCAAGAGCACCTTGGAGGAGACTTAAGCCTTGATAAGCCGCAGTTAGAGGATTGTTCTGCGCAGCCATTTGAGCTGCGAAAGTTTCATAAGCACTAGGCTGCGAGCTTCCGCCCCCACCACCAAAAAGGTTGTTGACTAAGGAACCGCCAACACCGCTAGCGAGACCGCCGGCAATAGCTGCACCGATTGCTGGAAGTACCATGACTAGCTAATGGTGGAGGAAGGAGTACCGAAAGTAGCTCTGCCTTGACCAGCTAAAGCTGCGCCACCGGTAAGGATGTTCGGATTGGGAACACCTGCTGCATACGCCAGGTTCATCATGCCCAAGCCAATCTTGGCGTTAGCGTCGATCTGAGCTTCGGTAATGCCACGCCATGCGGCAATGGTGTCACCCTCGATCTTGCGTCGAGTCAGCTCACGGGTCTGCTCCATCCCGAAGTCGCGAGCTAACTGAGACTGCGCTTTGTAGATATCGAGATCAATAGCTCGACGTTGAGCGTAGTAAGCAGGATCCGAGAGAGTTTTTGCCTGCTCGAGCAGAAGCTCTAAAAGTTTTTGCTCAGCGGTTGTGGACGTTTGATCGGGTGGGTATCTGTTTTCCCACTCGGCACCTTGTCCTGAACCGCCTTGTCCTGAGCCACCTTGACCAGTGCTCGGGTCCGCAGTACCTCCACTCGTCGCAGCTGGTGGAGGAGAAGTAGGTGACATTGCACCGAACAGCGCGGCAGCACCAGCGCCAAGCCCCCCGAGAGTGCCTAATCCACCTAAAACAGCGCCTGCCGAGGGCGAACTTGCTCTCTGTGCAGCGCTGCGGGCTGCGCTAGATGTAATAGGAATGCCGCCGGCTGTGCGCATAACAGGAGCCGCCGCCTGTCGAGCGACATCTCCCGTAATCCTCGGACCTCTGCGAGCAGTTGCTCTAACAGCGTTTAGTAGAACACGAGGATCAATACCAAACTTGGCCATATCTACCTACCTGTAGCGAGAGCGGTGAGGGAAGCGGGATCTAAATCAGGCTCGTAAAGAGCGTTGGATGCAACTGTTCCTAACATATTAGCGTAAGCCGGCTGTACAGCCGCTTGCGTCTTTAATTGTTCAATCGCATACTCTCGGGCGCCAGCTTCGGCAGCCTGTGTAGAAGCGCGGCTAATGGCATCCGCAATAATTTCTTGTGCGTCAAGAGGCTGCAGATCAGGCGCATCTGCCATACCTGGGAAAGCCCTTAGCACACTACGTCTAAAGTTTTCCTTCGCCACATAGTCACGAATCTGCAGCTCATCCTGAGCCGTGAGCATATACCTGCTCTTACCACCGCCTCCGGGCACGGGCGACTCAGCTACCGCTTCGAGTCCGGTCTTTGCTGGACCTGCAAAGTAACCAATAGCGTCTCGGAGCAGATCGATAGCGGCTAATCCGCCTAGAATCTTGCCTCCAGTACTAGGAGCAGCCATCAAAATCCTCCAGGATTGTCGTACTTGGTGCCGCTAAGAGGCTTCTTTATAGATTTTAGATCATCAACCTGATAATTACTATCTAAACCGCGCTGCATTTGCTGCGGTGACGGTAACGAAGCTGTTTGCGGAAAGTTGCTTTCCATGTACATTTGCATGAACGCAGCAGCATTAAGCTCAGGCGAAAGCTTACGAACATCACGCTCTCGCAGTTGTTGTTGGCGGGCGTTGAGTGTCATCAGCTCAGGGGTTGATAAGCGCGGGAAGGTTCAATGCCATTAGAAGACGGTGCATTCAGCACGCTGTAGTTCGAACCCATGTTCGGGGTGTCGTACTCAAGCGGGCGCTGAGACGATAGGCGATCCGACTCAGCATCTTCTTGCTCGGCCAGCTGCTCAAGCAAAGCCATGATCAAATCAAATTCCTGAGGATCGAGCTGAGCAAGCAACTCCATCAGATACGCATCCTCGTGGGGACGCTCAGGTTCTGTACGCAGCCGAGAAGCCAGTTTGGCTTTCTCCATCGGCATCGTGTTATCGGGATACACATTCAGCGAACGCGTAGCGCCTGTATACATCCCATCGCCTTCCTGACCCGGCATAGGAGGAAGACCTTGACCAAATCGACGAACGATCTGAGCCGTAGCGGGCGTCGCTGCGGCTATCTCAGCCGGAGTCTGCGGAACAGGCAACCCGAGAATACGGGCAGCTAACTCGTAATCGGCTTTAGAAAACACCGGATACCACCACAGCTGATTCTTCTATATTACCGCGAATATTAAGGATATCGCCAGGCAAACACTCTAGGGTCATACACAACTTCTCAAGAACATCAGGAGAAGGGATATACTCTGGGTCAGTGTATATTTTCCTTGTCGTGGTGGGCGACAGGTTCGCCTGTTTACTTAGCGCAAACGACGACAACCGCCTGTTATCCAACAGGGACCTAAGAGTATTTACAAGCTGCCCTGAGGCTGTACGCGCAGAGTAAAAAGGCACGACTTAACTACCCGATCAGCACATGATACTTTGAGTTACGAAATAGTTAAAAGCCCAAGTGTTTACGCCGACAGAACCCTAGATCGAAGGTCGTAAAGCTGGCAGGAAACTCTGGATTATTGAAAGGGTGTTCGTGCGTAGGTTCATCAATATGAGCTTGCCAACCCTCGCCCCACTTCATATGGAGATATCTTTTGTTCATCTCGTGCGCAACGTGGATAGCCGTCTGAAGGCGAGGCTCTGAGCGCCATGTCTGAGAACCATCAGAATAATCTTTATGCAAACCGTGGTAGTAGCCGTGATCCAAACTCAAGACACGTTTTAAATCATCATGTATGAACCGCATACCATAATCCATATCTTCGCAATACCCTGGATACAGATTCTCGTCAAATAATCCATATTTGTCGACGACCCAATCTTTCAGTAAAAAGATATCCCAACCACCGCCGGATCCATGGATAACCCCAGTATCTACATCCTGAGCCTTCTCGCTCATCTCCTGGAGAAATCCAGGCTCAAACATAACATCATGATTTGATATAACCCAATAAGGTGCTTTCATAAAGCACTTAATAATTAGGTTCCAGGCGCCAGAACAACCGACGTTGGCCGGCATGTGAGTTACGTGTACTTGTTTAACGAACGGATTCGACAACTTACGAACACTTTCTACCGCGTCCGTAATTTGACCCCTTCCGTTGTTATTAAATACGACGAAATTATCTACTGGATAGTCGATGCTCATAAAGAGCCTGTGTAGCCAGTAGGGGTTATTGACGATAGCGGTACCCAGAACCGGAATGGATTCGGACATAAACAACTGATCTATGTCAGCATGTTATCAGAAATTATCGCTTGAAACAGGTTGCAGTCGCGGGCGTCTTCTGTTTGCGCTTCAGGTATGTCAAACGAACAACCATAAGATGTTATGTGCACACAGTCGCAACACGGAATACCGTCAGGTTGAGTAACAGTGGGCTCAGCCACAGCGGGCTCGGTAATGACTTGTTGAAGCGGCGGACTTACTTCCCCGAAGATCGACTGCAGTTGTGAAAACTTGGCACGAAGGGATCGAAGCTCTTCGTAGATCACGGAGCTGACTTCATACGTTGTGTACTTGTAGTCGCACGAAAGGCACGCATACCGTCTTCTAGTGCCATCAAAAACCTTGCGACTCTCCTTCACTTTTGACTTTAATTCGCCGCAGGAGGGGCACTCCTTAAGCTGATGAGCACTGATAAGACCAGAAATCTGTGCTGCTGTGTGTTCCTTCTTTTGAGGAGCCATGAAAGATTTAATAATGCTGCAGGTGGGATTCGAACCCACATGAGACAAACTCAACGCATTTTAAGTGCGCAGCGTATACCATTCCGCCACTGCAGCGGCAGACGGACTATAGCAACTTATTGGCTATCCGAGCGGTCGGTCTCAGGTTTTTTCCAGGTTTCGTCGCCAGGCAGCGGTTCTGTGCCGTACTCAAACGTATCATAGTCCTCGTCGTTACGGGGATCTTCTACAAACACGTAGTGCGTAGTCTCCGTCTCAATAAACGATTGGAGGTTTTTGATCGCCTCATCGAGAAGCTCTTGCTCCTCGGGTGTCAGCTCGTCAGGAGAGTTGTCAGAGATTTTCATAGTAGGGAACGATAGTATTTGCCCAAACTTTACAGTCTCGGTTTTTCGTTACTCCGAACTTAGCTAAGTTTTCAGCTTTACACCGATGCACAAGTTCAGTGTATTTACGACCCGCAACAGCATTAGGGTTGTTTGGATTAAGTAGGTGGCTAACAAAAGTAACCACTACAGGCAGCACGCAAGCAAGAAGTACGTAAAGAGGCAGGTACTTTAGAAAAGCAAAGAGAACTAAGTCCCTGCTGTCAGCTCTGAAAGACGTTTGAAATTTGTT